ACGATACCCTCCTTGGACATGAACTCGTTGGGCGAACCGTGACGGGCGCTTTCCAGCTTCGCATCGGTGCCCGAGCCGCCCAGGGCGCCCACCTGCGAGTTGATGAACTGGGTGGCCAGCTTGTTGAATTCTTCCTGCGCGGCCACACCCTCGGTGACCTTGGGAGGGGCCACACCGAGCATCTGCGACAGGGCCCCCAACTGATAGGTCCAGTTCGCCTTTGGACCGGGCTGGAACTTGCCCAGCTGGTCGCGGATGTTGGTCAGAGCGGCTTTGACCTCGGGGACCTTCTCGGCGGTGACCCGGAGGGCTTGGGCCTGCTGGACGGCGCCGGTCGCTTCCCCGGTGGCACCCTCCGCCTCGCCGAGGGCCGGACCAGCTTGGCCCACAGGTCCGGTCGCCATGCCGGGCGTCGCATCCCCCACCAGACCACCGCTGGGGACGAGCTTCGTGGACTGGGTGACCGGATCGTAGACCTCCACGAGGGCGGCCTTCTCGGAGGGCGTGCGGCCCTTGGTGATCGCCCCGTTGATGGAGACCTCACCCGTCAGCGGGCTGACCGACTGGTTCACGATGTTGCCGCCCGTGTCGACATTGGTCGGCGTGCCGAGCAGCGAGGCGATTCGCTCGGACGTCATGCTCGACTGCAGATAGGCCTTCTTCAGCGCATCGCGGATCCCCGCATCGTCGTTGGGGAGGGTCTGAACGAACTTGGTCAGCATGCCCACCGACTGCTGGTCATTGAACATGCCTGAGCCGATCAGGTTGTCGGACAGGGTCTTGATCACCTCGTCGCGGGTGAGAGGATCCTTCGCCGACAACAGGGTGCCTGCGGTGTCCCCCACCTTGGTCCAGCGGTCGCCGGCCAGCTTCAGTTCGGCAGAGCTGATGCCCAATTCCTTCAGCTTACGCTCTTGGACCGCCGCGGCCAGTTCGGGCACCGCAAAGGCGCCTTGGGGATCTTGCGACAGAGCCCCGAGCCCCTTGGACCAATCCGTGACGCCGGTCGCCGGATCGGTGGCCCCCGTGATGGCGCGGCCGAGCGCTTCCTTGCCGCCGATCTGTTGACCGAGCAGCCGGTTGTTTAGGATGCCCGCTTGGACGCCCTGGACCTTCCCGACCGTAGCCAGCGGATCGATGGGGGCCGTGGGGATGGCACGAAGGGGAATCGACGCATCGATCTCGGGCAATGTCTTATCCTCCCATCGAGGGGGTCCAGCCATAGCCCCCCTGTCCATACGTGGGCGTGGTTCCGCCACCCGTCTTGCCATACATGCCGAGCAGCTGGCTGGTGATCGCCGAATTGGCCACCCCAGTCAGGCCCGAACTGATCGCGCCGGCCGAGCCCACGGTGCCCGCGGCCGAGGCGTTCGCGCCTCCGATGAGGGAACCGGCCGCCCCTTGCGTGGCTTGGGTTCCGAACGCACCCGTCTGATTGGCCGCGCTTTGCCCAATGCCGGCCAGCTGGGTGAAGTTGCCCAGCTGCTGCTGATAGGTCTGGTCAGCCAGGCCGGTGACGAACCGGGCGATACCCTTCCCAAGCGACCCCGACAGGCCGCCGAGGCCCTTGGCGTTCATGCTGTTTTCCACAGCCTGCAGGCCTTGCTGCTTGGTGAACTGGTACCCGGGCAGGCTTTCCAGATAGGTCTGCATGGCCGTCTTGGGCGCATAGGTGCCGGCCAGCTGTTGCTGGGCCGAAAGGGTCGTGGGCGTATAGTTACGCACCTCCCCGGGCTGGCTACCGTATTGGTCCCAATGGGCCTTTCCCCAGGCGTTGATGTCACCGTTGGCGTTGAAAGCGTTGGGTTGCTCGGCGAAAACCTTGGCCAGGTCGGGGTTGTTGCGGACGTAATCGGCATAGTCGTTGAAAGGGGAGCCCGCGGTGCCCGGGGCGGCGGTCGCGCCCGCGACGCCCCCGACGTTGATTCCCTGCCCCCCGGTGAGACCCAGGAGCGCCTGAATGCCGGGGAGCGCCGTAGCGCCGACTTGGCGATAAGGAGCCAGATCGTCGCGAATGGTGTTGAACATGTTCAACTGCATGTCCGCGGCGTTGCTCGCCGCAGTGGCTTGGGTCTTGGCGGCGCTCTTAGCCGCGCTGGACCCGATGGCCGCAGACCCTATGCTGGCGGCGGCTCCGATTCCTGCAATTGTGGCGCCAACCGGCATTTCAAGACCCCCATCTGGCCATCCCTTACCTCAACGATGGCGTCTCGCACATCCACGAGGGTGGGGGAAAGAGCTTCGATGGTCGCATATCCCGCGAAGATCGACCATCTATTATAGAAGCTGACCCCCTTGGCCAGGTAGCCACCTTGGATCATGAGGGCGCAGGCCCCCACAGCACGGTCGTGAGCCTCGTCCTCGGGGTGGACAGGTAGGGTCGAGCCCGCCGCCACCTTCGCCGCCTCCAGGGCTTCGTGAAAGGCGCGCCCAGCGGTCAGGCATTCCTTGTCGCGCACGAACCAGTCGTCGACGCTGAACACCTGATAGCTGATCCCGACGCCGGGGGCCCAAGCGTCCTCACGACGGAAGCGCTCGCGAAAGCCGATCACGCTAGCGGCCATTCGCGCCGGCCCGTTGTCGTCCGGGCACTTGGTGACGATTTCCAGCGCGTCGGTGCGCGAGAACATCCATCGAAGCGCCTCGCGGGCCGCGGCGAAGTAGGCGCGCCCACGCCCTTCCGGCAGGAACATGGTGTGCAGTTCGTAGACGCTGGGCATGATCGCATGGAGCACCCAGCCGCCACCGTCGGTCTCCAGGAGGATGTTGGCGGGGTCGGCCGCCAACCCTTCCAGGTTCAGAACGCCATCCCCTCCCAGCCATGGGCGCACTTCGGGGTGATTGGCGACCTTGTTGAGAAAGGTCGCGTCCATGGTGCGCTTGATCATGATCTTCGGGCCCGGCTGGCTTAGGGGAAGGTGTAGTTGACCCCATTCTGTTGGACATTGGCCGAGACGTCCAGCGTGCCGGCAGCGGCCGGGGCCGGTCGGCCGATGCCCACACTGCCGCTGAACGCCGCGTTGCCGGCGACAATCCCATTGCCCGGGATGGCGGTCATGTTGATGCCGCCCGCCGTGCAGAAGATGCCGGACGAGAAAGCCGCCCCCGCCCCATTCGAATGGAATTGGCTGTTGGCGACGAGGTCCGACGAGGCCGTGATAGTCGCCGCAGCCATGGCGCTGATAGCCGACACGTTGAAGCCCGCGATATTGCCCCCCAGAGCCGTGATCGATCCAGCCGTACAGATGATATTGCCCGCCGAAGTGGTGATCTGACCTGAGCATGAAAGCGTGGTCGCGCCTGTGAGGGCTCCCGTCATGTCAATGCGCCCCGCCAGGCCGGTGGGCGCGGTGTTCATGCCGATGCTGAAGTTGACTCGGATATTATCGACTGTGATGCCATTGCCCACCACGCCCGTCGTGAAGGTCATGCCGCCCTGGGTGACTGTGATGCCTCCAGCACCGGTGAAGGCCGAAGCGCCGTTCGAATGGAAGGCGGTGCTCGCGATCAGGTCGGTCGTGGCGGTGATGGTCGCCGCCGTGATCGTGCCGAAGTTGCCGATGTTGATCGAATTGGGCAGGCACCCCATCACCACCGAGTTGGTGGGGCCCGTCGTCCAGACGACTGGGGCGGATGCGTTGTTGGTCAGGCGCGAGCCAGCAATGATCACGTTGTCGCCCGTAACCGAGATCCCAAAGTTTTGGATGCCCGCGCCAGAGTCCTTGGCCCGAATGCTGTTGATCTGGGCCGAGCCGCCGTCAATGCGGATGCCGGCCCAGGTCAGGCCGATGCCGCCTGAACCGCGCAGCCCGTTGTTCACGAAGTTGCCACCCGTGATCATCACGTCGGTGGCGCCAACCGAGGTGATGCCGTCGAACCATGCCCCGGTGCAGTGGGAAAGCTTAATGATCACCGCATCGTTGTTCGAGGTCAGATAGATGTTCGAGTTGCCGGCCAGTTCGCAGAATTGAGGCGAAACGACATGGTTGTTGCCATAGGTGTCCAGGTAGATCAGATCGCCGGCATCGTTGCCGAAGAAGCCCCCCTCCAACCGGATGGATTGAAGGGGCTGCAGCGCCGTCCCGATCACCGAGACGCCATGGTGGCCGTTGGCGAAGGTCACGCAGTTGATCAGGGTTCCCATGCTGGACCCCACCCCGGCGCCGCCGAAGGCCGTCCCGGTCACCGAGTAGCTGTAGCCATCATAGCCGTTGGCCTGCGAGCCGCAATTGGTCAGGATCCACTGAACGGGGCCACCCGTGGGGGTCCCGAACACATCGGAATTGCCGGTCGTGGTGAATTTGAAGCCGACCTGGGCGTTGCCCAGCGCGTAGCTATCCCGGAAGTGACAGGCGAAGGCCTTCCCGAGGTTGCAGCCGTGATAGTTGCCGGCGAACAGGACGTTGGACACCAGGCCGTTGTCGACCCAGTCGGTGAGCCCTTGGCCTTGAAAGAGGCCGTCGCCACCGACCGCCGTGGGAACTGTATGGGCAATCGTCAGGTCTTGGAGACCGAACCAGAAGATATTGTGCCAGAGGGTCACCACCGGGACCGCTGCGGTGTCGCAGACAATCTTGGAGACCCCGGCACCATCGCCGATGATCGACTTGCCAGACTCCAGGATGATCGTCGTGGTGGTGTGGTAGAAGTTGTCCGGGTCGGCGATCCAAGGGACTGCCGGGACATAGGCATGGTCCTTGGCCGCCAGGGCCCGCACGAAGGCGCCGTCGTAATTGACGTCCCCTGTGTCGAGGAAGTCATTGACGTTGGCATAGTCCGAGAGGGCGACATTCAGTTCGCGCTGATTGGTCCCAGTGCCCGGGTTGACCAGGAGGGTGCCGATACCCCCGCCGCCGCTCGCACCCGTCCGATTCCAGAGGGTCACCAGCAATTGCCGCCAAGCCGAGGTGATGTTGAGGCCGGCGTCCACGAACGGCTGGTTGACGATGGGAAAGCCTTGGTTGTCGGTAGCCATCAGGTCTCAGCCCCCTCCGCCTCAACCCAAGCCCCATTGAGGGCGGTCTTGTAGGGGAAGGTCCAGAACAACTCATACACCCGATCCCGGGCCATGCCGGTGCGACGAACCACCAAGGACCGATAATACGGGTCAGTGATGCCCTGCATGGGAATGGTGATCGTGTTTCCCCACGTTGCTCCGCGGGTGTCCGACCAGCGAAGGAACAGGGACGGATTGCCGCTCGTCGCCCCCACCTCCATGTCGGCGATGAAGCTGGTGTAATTGAGGCGCTTTCCGTCCTTCACCAAGTGGGGGAAGCCTCGGCGACGGGTGATCACGTCTCCGGCGTCGTCATAGACGCTGAGGCTCCAGATGTAGATCTTTCCGTTCTGCCAATCGCCCACAAGGATGCGGCCATAGGCGAAGGCGCAGGCGTTGGCCCGGTGGCGGTGCTCGGTGCCCCCGCCATCGGTCCACGTGCGCTCATGCCACTGATCGGTCGACAGGTCATAGACCCAGGTCTTGTCCGCCGTGGGGAAGCACAGGACATAGAACACATGGCCGTCCTGTTGATAGGTGAAGCCGATGGCGTCCGAGACCGTGCCGTAGCTCTGGAATTCCTTTTCGATGGCGTGGTTCGAGACCCGGATCGCCTGGTAGTTTTCGCCCTTGAAGACGATGCATTGGCCCTGGCGATCCTGACCGAGGAAGAACACGGCGATGTCGGCCGCTGTGACGCTGAAGCTGGCCACCGAGCCGTGCTCGATGAAGACGCCCGGTTGACGTTCGAAGGGGAAGTCGACGGCCCCGGTGTCGTACCAGACCTCGGAAGTCAGGAAGCCAACGATCCATAGCTCCCGATGCATGACGACCAGGAAGGCGATCTTGTCAGCGCCCCCCGTCTTGGAGGCGATCTGGGTGGGATCGAAGGGTGCGACCCCATCCCAGTATAGGGGGCTGAGATAGAAGAAGCTGGTGAAGGCCAGGGCGAAGATGAAGAAGCCGTCGAGGAAGGTCACCACCGTGGCGCCCAAGAAGCTGGGGTCAACAATCGTCGTAAAGCTGCTGCCGTTGGCCGCGTCCCACCAATAGCCCTCGGCAACGTTCCCATCGACCAGCACGACGATGTTGCCATTGTCGGACATGGACACCGGCCCGGTCGTGGTGCCGATGGTGCCAATGAAGGTCGAGGTGAGACTGCCGTTGATGTAGTAAACGCCGTTCCCAACCACGACGAACAGGGACCCGAGGGAGGTGCGGTACATGGCTCTGACGGGCGCCACGGCTGGCGTAACAGCCAGAGCGAGCCCCGGGGCCAAGTAGTGGGTCACGGGGACCGGCGCCTCGTTCTCGACCGGGTTCTTCTCGGGGTAGAGGTTCACGCAGCGCTGGGCATTGGCGATGATGCTGCGGGCGCTATAGGCCCCACCGAGGAGTTGTACGCGGGCCATTACCCCCCCTGATCGGAATAGACGTTATAGGCCGGCCCACGGCGGATCGGCAGCGGCATGCGCAGCCGGCTGATCTGGAAGTTGGAGGTGCGGATGGTCTTGAGGGCGGCCTTGGCCAGACCGGTGAAAACTTTGTTCTCGGGCAGCTGGTAGGCGGCGCGATTGCGCACGACGAGATTGAGATACAGGGCCTCCTCGTACTGAGGCGGCAACTGAACCGTGGTGCCCGTGTTGGCGAACTGCTGCAGCACCGCCTTGGTCAGGATGTGCAGTTCATAGGAACTGCTGGGGATGGGCCACGGGTAGAGGACCCCGTTCGGATAGTCGGAGTCATAGAAGAACCGGTCGGACGGGCTGGCCGCCATCGTCTTGAGGGTGAGCTTGGCGTAGTCCTCGCGGCTGGTGATCTGCTCCAGGTACCAATCCACCGGGGTGGGCTGCGAGGGCACGATCTGGCGGATATAGGCCGCCTCGATGCGATCAGGACGAGCGACGTTGAAGGCGCCCCCCGTCCCGACCGTGTAGCTGGTGGCGCCGGTGCAGGCGCAGGCCGTGTCCACCAGGTGATAGACCAGCCAGCGGCGCGTGGACCACTGGCTGATCATCAGGTTGAGCCGCGTCAACGCATCGGCGAGATCGTCCGCCTGGGCCACCTGGCCCGTACCCAGAACGCCCGAGTCCTTGAGCGACAGGTTGATGAGATCCGCGGCCGTGGTCATGGGTTAGACCACTTCCTGCCGGGCTTCGTCGATGGCGGCTTGGATGCGCGCCGTCGACCACGACTTGTCCACCATGATGCCGGCGGTCTCGGCCGCCTGCAGGAGGGCCGTGCGCTCGTCTTCCGGGGTCTCCAGCCGGCTGACGCCCTTGGAGCCCGTCTGGACCAGTTTGGGGGCCTTGGGCGCGGGGGCCGATTCGGGCTCGGCCGGGGCCAGGTCCAGCGCGGCGCGGCGTTCGTCCTCGCTGGCGACCGTGACGGCCTCCTGCAGGAACTTGCCGGGGCGCCGCGGGTCGGGGTCGGGCGTTTTGCCGCCGTCCTTGGAGCCCGGATAGACCATCATCGGGAACTCGCGGAATTCGTACTCGGGCCACTCGGTGTTCTCGTAGCGGGGGTGTTCGCGTCGGGCCATGCTGGCCTCCTCTTCGGGGTTTAAACGGGGTTATAGCCGGGTTACAACCCCCGGCTATTTGGCTTTGCGGGCCTTCGAGCCGCCGGGCTTGCCGTCGCCATCGTGGTTGAATTCGGCCGGGTCGGCGCCGTTGAAAGCGTCGTCGGCCGGGGGCACTTCGACGCTGGCCACGAAGGTGTCGTCATCGGGTTCGCCCGAGTCGACGAGAACGTGGTTCGGGTCGCTATCGACCGCCGACCCCGCCGGGGGCTCCGGGAATTCCAGGTCGGCATCGGCCGGCGCTTCGGGAACGATGGAGACGAACCCTTCCGCCACCGCCTCGGCTTCTTCGGGGGCGGACTCCACCACACGGGTCTCCCCATCGATGGCGCCGCCGGCATAGAGGGTCTTGGGGAATTCTTGATAGGTGTAGGGAGGGAAGTCCTGACCGTCGATCTTGGGCATCGTGCGCTCCTGCGGGTTGGCGCTGGGTGAGGCCCGGACTATCGGTCAAAGCGCGGCTTCGAGCAATCCCATGAAAAAGCCCCCCAGCTTGCAGCTGGAGGGCTCTGGTTGTTTTCAGGCCGCTGGCGGGTTAGGCCGCGCCGCCGACGATGGGGCCGAGGGATTTGAACACTTTCTGGGTGCCGCTGAAACTTCGCCTCATGGGGTGATCTCCTTGATTATGTCGGCGATGGAAAACAAAGAACACCGGTATAGGGGCATCGAAAGCCGGGGCGGTCAAACAGAAAAAGGCCCCGAGTTTCCCCGGGGCCCCTCTCAACTTCAGTCGACTGCCGCCGACTAGACGGTGTCGGGGATGGCCACGCACCATTCCGGCCGGATGAACAGGTACCCGAACAGGATGTCCAGCCGGGTGACCAGTTGGTCGGTCCCGGGCAGGTAGGCGGTGAGCATCCGCATGGACAGGCCGTCGAAGCGTTCGCGCGCGGCTTCCTCGACCTTCTTCGGCATGATCAGGTCGGCGGTCACCATGGTGATCGCGCTGGGCACGTAGGCGACGTTCTTGCGGTAGACCTCGGACGCCTGGTTGACCAGGGCCAGGGCCGCGCCGTTGGCCGGGGCCGCGGCGACGGTCTGGTACTGGACGGCGTTGCCGCCGACCGGGGCGATGATCGCCGGGTAGATCGGGATCGAGGTGGCGCCGGTCAGGACGTTGGCGGTCACGACGAACTGCTGCAGCATGCCGTCGTCCTGCTTGGTCACGCGGTTGACCGAGTTGACGCCCGCGATGGTGATGATGTCGCCGACACGGAAGGTGCCCGTGATGGCGTTCGTCACCAGGGTGGTGCCCGATTGGCCCGCGCCGTTGACGGTGCCGGCCGAGAACGTGCCCGTGGTGTGAACGAGGACGGTCTGATCCTCGAACCACTTATAGTTCAGAGCCTGATAGATCTGGGCCGTGTCGTACTGCTTCGAGATCTTGGTGCTGGGGTTGAAGAGCCCCTGCATGGTCTCGACCATGTGCGCCATGGTGAACGGGTCGGCGACCAGGTTGCGATTGGCCATGGGCGCCGAGCGCTTGGACAGCAGGGCGCCGGACTCCAGAACGGTGCGGCTGGTCGGGCTGACGATGGCGCCGGACCCGTCCACGTTCGAGACCCAGTTGGACACGCCGCCTTCGACACCGCGCATGATCGTGGCCGCGACGTCGCCGCCGAGGTTGTTGATCATCGGGGCCAGCACGCGCTCGCTGTAGTCGTCCATCTGCATGGTGCGTTCGGCGGTGCTGAACCCGACGTCCACGCCCTTCTGGGTCGAGACGACCAGGGTGGTGGACTGTTCGGCGGTGTCCTGCACCGAGAGCGCGGTGCCGGTGCGGACCACGTAGTCGTTGGGCAGGCGGATGCGCAGGTTGTAGCCGATCTTCGCGCCGTCGTTGGCGTATTGATCGTCGTACTGCCGGTCCAGGTTCTGGATGAAGGCGTTCGAGTTGCGGAACAGCATGATCGCCTCGCGGGTGATCATGTCGATAGTGAGAAGCGAATTCGCCATAGTGGCCCCCAAGGCGCGCATCGGCGCGCTGTGTGTTGCTGGAAAACCGGAGCCAGAGACCGGCAAAAACTGGCATCCAGGGCTTTAGAGGGAGCCCAGCAACCCACCATGGCTATCGAGCCAAGACCGAGGGACTGTTTGATCATCGGCGCCGCCCCTACGCGATCCGATGGCGGCAAGGTATCGCTAGATCGTCGGCTTGTAAATCGGGCATGAAAAAGGCCCCGGCAATGGTGTTTGCCGGGGCCCTCTGGCTACTCTGTGGGGCGATCTACCCGCGGCGTTGTTCGCGGTCGGCGCGCCGCTCGGCCGGCGACTTCCACCCCTTGGCGTAGTCGTCCATCGTCTCGGCGCCTTCGCGCTCGCCGCCGCCCCCTTCGCCGTTCACCACCTCGATGGGGGCCGGCGCCCGGGAGACCGCAGGCCCCTTGGGCTTGGCAGCGGCCTTGGTCGACAGCTGCGCCAGTTCGATGCCCAGATCGACGGGGCCCATGCTGAGAACTTCGGCCATGTGATCCAGGTCTCCGGTGAGGTGGTGATAGACGTCCGCCCCGTTGGGCAACTTGGCGATGGCCTGAAAGAGGTCGACGCGGGTGGCCAGATCCTTGCCGAAGGCCTGCCCGGCGGCATCGATGCGGGTCTTCCAGTCGGGCCCGTACTTGGTCTGGCCGTCCTGATAGAGCCCGTCCAGGCGCTCGTTCAGACGATCATTCTCCGCGCGACGGGCCACCTCCGCCTTGAAGTCGTCCTCGGTGTAGACCCGCGCGCCTTCGGGAACAGGAGGCGTCACGACCGGTTGGGCGCCCGTGCCGTCCTGCTTGCCGTACAGGGCCTCGAACGCAGCCAACTGGGCCTTGGCTTCGGCCGCCTCGGTCTCGGCCTTCTGGCGCGCTTCCTCGGCCGCGCGCTTCTCGGCCGTGAGGGCGTCGATGCGCTTCACCTGCCAGGGCGTGCGCGTCTTTACGGGTTCGGCCGGCGGTTCTTCGCCCCCGGCTTCCTCCTCGCCTCCTTCGGCGCTAGCTGCGGGTTCAGCGCCGGCATCGGGAGCCGCGGGGACGTCACCTTCAGCAGCCGGCGCCGCGGCGGGGGCCGGCGCACCGCCCCCTCCCCCAGCACCGCCCTCCCCGGCGTCGTCATCGACGGTCAGGGCCAGACGGCTCACGCCATCGATCAGCATGGAACGCAGATTGCGGTATTTCATGGGAAGCCTCTTCAGGTCTTGCTGGTCGGGAAAATGATCGGGCTGGCCGGCTTGGCCATCTTCTTGGGGTTCACCGCCCCGTCGCGCAGAAGGGCGTCATGGATGAGCGCCTTCTTCTCCTCGGAGTAGTTCGGGTTCCCCAACATGCCGGTCAGGATGGCGCGGGCGATCTCGATGTAGTTGGGCCAGAAGCGCCGCACGAACGTGGCCTTGTCGGGGTTGGCCTTGTAGAACTTGTTCTGCTGGGCCAGCGTCTCCCACTGGGCCTCGCAGCACCCCTTGGCCGTGTCGGCGATCATCTTGTGGACCATACCCTTGGCCTTCAGGGGCGGGGCGATCTGGTTGGTCATAGGTGTGGCCCTGTCCAGCGATGGTTCATATCGTCCTGCATACCACGGGTGCTTTGATCACCCAACGATGGCCGCAGACAGGTGGCCGGGAACTGATCGTGGTGAACGACGCCGTCCACCATCCAGACCAGCTTTACCCAAGTGCCTGTCTGATCATACTCGACGCACATTTGGGGACCGCCCGACTTCAGATAGGCCGAGTCGCCGACCTTGAAGCGGTGGCAGGTCTCGGGTCCTGGTTCTGGGACGCCCTCCTCCTCGATCTTGGCCTTGAGGGCCAGAGCATCCCACCAAGCGTTGTGCTGCACGGCGTTTTCGACCGTGGTGGGATAGGCATCCACCCGTTTGACCTCCATGCGCAGGCCAGGGATCGAGATCATTTCACCGGGTCCGGTGATGATCAATTCGCAGAAATGGCGCAGATCATCGGGCCAGTCGGCGATGATCACGGGGTCCTCGTCACCCGACAGAAACTTGGCGATATAACTCGCAGCGCCGGGTTCGGTGAGGACGAGCGGGGGCTCGGGACAATCACGCAGGATGGGGATCACGTTCTGCAGGACCCATGGGTCGACCCCATCATCCATCGCCACGGCGCCCCAGGCCAGCATGAAATAGATCGACCGGCCGTCCTCGCGGATCAGGGCCATGCTGATCAACCGGCCGCCAAAGCCGTTGAACTCGGTGTCGATGTAGTAGCGCATCAGATTTCCATCCAGAGCATGGGAGGGGCCCGCAGCTGACCCCGGGCGATGTGTTGAACCTCGCCCAACCTGCGTTCGAGGGATGTAGACCCGCGACAGGGTATAGCCACGAAGGTGATAGGGTTCCTGATCCAGGACATAGGCGCGGGCGTTGGGGTGCTGCGGATGTCGGCCGTCCCGGAAACCCGCATGTCGAGCCGCCGAGTAGTGGCCAAACACGTACAGTTCGACGGCTTCGATGGGTTGGCGCGCCGCAAGGTTGATCATGCTGGGAAGGTCGGGCGCGATGAACGTTTTGGACTTGGCCATCAGCGCCGCTCCCCCCACGTCTCGTTGCAGTCGGGGCAGAAGAAGTGGACCCAGTCGCCGCCGGCCGCCACCCTCCAGCGCTTGCGGTGCGTGATGCAGCACCAGATCGTTCTTCGCAGGGCGCTGAACCAGTTGGCCTTAACGATCACTGAGGGGCCATCGGGTGACCGGAATTCTATGGTTGAGCCATTGCTGCTATGGCGCGGCTCGCGGCGGATCATGGTCGGTTCCCTTCGGTTTCGCTCTGGCGAAGCGAACCGACCATAGTCTCAGCGCTGGCGTTCCCGCAAGTGGTCTAGATCGCGGGTCCGCTAGGCGCGCCGCCCGGCGACGGGGCTGGCCCCGTGGTCATGTCGTTGGGCGACTCGTTGGGCATGACGCCGCCGCCTGTGTCCGCAGGCCCTGGCCCTCCAGGAGCCCCAGGAGGGGCGCCGGGGGGCGGCTGCTGAGGCATGACGTCCTGCGCGGTGATCGGGGCGTCCTGGGTGAGCGCTGGCGACAGACCTTCGGCCGACGTCGACTCGGCTTCGATCATCACTTGCTTGACCAATTGGACCAAGTTTTCCGGGTCGACCAGCAGGTGGTCCTTGAGGGCGGCCAGGCGCTTGGTCTGGGAGTCGTAGGCGGAGACCGCGAGCTTCTCCTGGTCGTTGATGTGGGCGGCGGTCTTGTCGGCCAGCTTGGCGGTCACCTGTTTCACCAGCGAGGTCAGGGCCTCGATCTGCTGCTTGGCGGCCATCAGGTCGGGCGAGGGGCCGTCCTCCAGGGCTTGCTGGGGCACCATGCGCTTCAGACGCTTGGCGATCTCCTCGGCGCCGGGGAAGTCGGCCGCCTTGAAGGCCAGGTCGCCGATGATCATCATGAGATCCTTGTTCTCGCTGATGATCTGCGTGTAGGCGGTCCAGGCTTCTTGGCGCGCCGTAGCGAACGCCGGGCCCACGTCGGCCTCGACCTCGTATTTGCCTACCTTCGGGTTGAAGATGGCCGCGATCTCGGCGCGGTCCTCCTCGACCTTCTGATAGGCCTTGTCGGCGTTGGGGTCGATCTTGACCTGGGTCTCGTTGCCATCGTCGCCCATGATCTTCAGCACGCGCTCGGTGTCGTAGACCTTGGGGATGAGGTCGATCAGGATCTTGCCGGTGAAGCGGATGGCGATGGACTGGTGGTCGAGGAAGTGGAAGGTGGCGTTATCGCCCTGGCGCTGCCGGGCTGTGATGGCCACACCGCTGCGCTCGTTGGACGGGGCGCCCATGTCGGCTTGGTACTGGCCCGACACCATGCGCATCCACTCGGCGGCGTCCTGCATGCCCTGCATGAACACCGGGGCGCCGCGGGGCGGCTCCTGGCGCTGCGGCGCCGGGATGGGGGTGCCCTCGTCGTCCATGTGGTTGAACGGCAGATAGGCGGCGTTGTCGATGTTGGCGTTGTTCCACTGGTCCTCATAGCCCTCGATAGCGTCCGCAGGGCCGACATACGGGGTCTTGCTCTGCAGCGCGCCGAATTCGACCGAGCCCGAGGCGTTGTAGTTGAACATCCGCTGGGGGTCCTTGAGGGCCCGGGTGTGGCCCTTGCGGTCCAGTTTGCCATCGATGACGGTTTCCTCGCCCACGCAGCGCACGATGGGGATGTAGATGCCGGGCCACGGGCGCTCGTCCACGATCTCGTTGCCGACGATCTTGAACCACTCCACCTTGTGGGTCTTGATCGGCCGCACCTGGGTGGTGCGCAGCTTCAGTAGCGCCTTGACCATGTCGTCGGGCAGCGCGCTGGCCCGCACCACCTTCATGACCTTGCCCTCCTCGTCGTCGGGGTCGACATAGGCCAGCAGGCGGTCCTTCACCTCGACGCGGCGGAAATACTCGGCCTTGCGCACCGTCTTCTCGCGCACCCACGTCTCGCCGCCCAGCAGGGTGTCGCCCCCGACGTTCTGCTTGTCGGGGTATTCCAGATCGTATTCGTCGCGGGGCATTTCGGTGAAGACGAAGCCGAAGCGCGCATCGGACCCATCGAACTCGTTGATGTCGGGGTCCAGGTAGACGCTGAGGGTGTCTTTCACCCGGCGGATGAAGATCTCCTGGTCGAAGCTATCGTCGTTGGCGTACTCGGTCACGACGCGCCAGTAGCCCCATCCGCCCCGCACCGCGGCGCTGAGGGCGTGCTGATAGGCCATGCCGGCGTTGCTGATGTACTCGATATGGCGGGTCACGCCCATGAACAGCTGGGCGGAGTCGAACGAGGCGCCGTCGCCCGTCGGCCGGATCTTGATGGCCACCTTCGACTGGCGGGCGTCGTTGAGGATGTCCAGGCAGTGCTGCTTGGTCTTGTTGATCGTCAGGATCGCCCGGCTGTCCCCCTCCAGGCGATTGCGGATTTCCTCGGGCCACTGGTAGAGGTTGTCGCTGTCGCCCTCGCAGAACTTGATGTCGTTGATATAGCGTGACCGAGCCGTCGACTCCCAGTTTTGGCAGCGTTTGAACCGCGTGCGCGCCTCGCGCAGCACCGATTGGTGACGGGTCTCTTCGGTACGCTTGGCCATAGCTGCCCCCTATCGCGCCAGCCACCCGTGGCGCCCGGTGACAGCCTTCGGACGAACCTTCGTCTTGAGCTTGGGCTTGGGTGTATCTTCCTTCAATGCCACACCCATCGCGCGGAAACCATCGGCCCCGTGCGATGACCAATCATGCTCCGGGTTCTTCGACCGGGTGCCGTCGTCCTTGACCTCGTAGTGATAGGCCCGCAGGCAGGCCATCCCCTCCTCGGTGTTCTCCTCGTCAAACCAGCAGTTGGCGAAGATCACCCGGGCCGCCTCGATGCCAAGCGCGATGCTGATCTTGGGGACGATGCGCACCCGGTGGCCCGCATCCTCGGCCTGTTGCCGGATGGTGCGCCTGGCCCCCAGCAGCTTGGCCTCGGCGTCGTGGGGCAGGTAGTGGGTCCCATAGAACCAGCCGCGCTCTTGCCGAAGCTCCTCGATCTTGGCCAGGTAGTGATCGAACACGAACCCGTTGTTCTGGTAGTAGTGGACCACGCGATACTGGAAGCCGACGATCTGCACGAACCAGATGGCCGTCATGTCGCCGCGGCCAAGGTCCCAGAAGGTGAGTACCGGCTTGGACTTCTCGATGGGGACCACGCAGATGCGGCCCTCCTTCTTGGCGCTGCGCAACTCGTTGGCGTAGACGGCGCCTTCCAGCGCGATGCGGCAGTGGCCCTCCCAGACCCACAGGTAATCGTCGTAGTCTGTGGCCTTGAGATGATCCTTCTGGGCCCGAAGCTCCTCGGTGAGCCAGGGGTTATCGCGCCAGGTGACATAGACGACCATGCTGTTGGGCGGGGGCGTCTTCTTGACGAACAGATCGTAGAGGTAGTCGGTCTCCAGTTCGGGATTGAAGGTGATCCAGATCTGCGAACCGGGCTTGCGGATGGTGGGGTCCAGCTTCATCCAGCTGGCCTTGGTGACCGTGCGGGCTTCCTCGATCCAGCAGACGTCCACACCCTCGGTGGACTTCAGCGCCTCGGGGTCGCTCAGGCCCTTGAAGGTGAACAGCGTGCCATCGGGGCCGCGGATCTCGGCGTCCAGGGCCCGGTAGTGGCCAGAGCCGCCCTCGGACTTGGGCCCGATGCCCATGATCTTCATCTGATCCTTGAGCAGCTGGTGGACCGACTCCTTCATGGACGATTGCACCTCGCGGGCGCACAGCACCCGGAAGTTGCCTTCCAGCCCGAGGATCAGGAGGGCCCTGGCATAGGCCCACGACTTCGCGCCGCCGCGGCCCCCATAGGCGACCTTGTAGCGAGCCTTCGATTCAAGCAGGAACCGGAACTTGCGGGGAAACTGGGCCTTGACCCGCAGGGTTGGCGCTTCGGCGGCCACAGGGGCCTCCTAGCGGCTGGACGTGCCCACCATGGCCAAGGCCAGGCGGACCGCGAGCACCCGAATGAGGGCAACCACAGCCACACCGGCCGACATTTCCAAGGGGGTGGAGATCACTTCTTGCCCTTGGGTGCGCACTTGGGCACCTCGATCTTGGGCTTGGTCGGCGAGAAGACCTCGCTGTAGCCCTTGTCCGTCGACCGGCTCACGATGTAGCCGTTGTCGATGGGGCGCACGCTGACGCTCTCATAGCCCCCACGGCCGGCGCTGGGGACGGCAATCGATCGATTGGCCGACGACTTCTTGCCGGCGCCGGCGATCACTTTGCTGCTGGGCTTGGCCATGTCAGTGCTTCGACTTCGGGGGGTTGAAACCGCTTTTCTTCCAGGCGCCGGCCGTCGGGCCCTTGCTGTCCTTGGAGTCCTTGCCGCTGCACTTGGGGCTCGCGCTGACCGCCTCGCGCTTCTCTTCGGCCTTCTGCTCGGGCGATTTCCAGCCCTTCGCGAACTGCTCCATCGATTTCTTGGCCATGGCGGTCCCCCTTCGGTGACGCGGACTATCGCACGAACGGGGCAATTGTGAATAGGGGAGGCGCAGCAACCCCGATGTACGCCTAACCTGGCTCCATTCGTGAGGTTAGCATCGGTCGCTTGTCCGCGGGGCCTGGCTACCGCGCCGACGCCAGATTGCCCATGTGGGGAAAAGCGTCAAGGGGTGCCACTGACCTGGGGAGAAAAGGGGCACCCCTCTTACGCTACTCGCTGCAGGCCGGGGAGCTATTCCCGACAAGGCGCTGATCGCCACCTCGGTGCAAAACCCCTGGACCGACCATTGCTGGTTCGGGAGCCGGTAGAGCCGAGAGCCTTTTGGCTGCAACACCATTCACATAACATCGTCTCAGGGCAATAAAAAGCCCCCGGCGCTGGAGACACCGGAGGGCAAGGTCTTGGGAATATGAGGCTGTTGGCGATGCCAGCCCGTAGGCTGCAGCGAGGCCTATTCAGCTATGCGCTTCCCTGCGTGTCGGTCAAGGGCTCGCGCCCCTCCACCCGCAGTCGCTCGGCCTCCTCGCGCAACTGCTTGGCCAGCTTGAGCAGTTCGTCGTTCTTCGGATGCTTGGGTTTGGCCTCGACCAGATCCTCACGCAGCTTGGCGGCGGCTTCCAGTGAGGCGATCTGGGCGGCGCGCTGTTCGGGGGACATCAATGCACCTCGGTGGGGACGTTCAGGGCGTCGCGCTCGGCCTTCAGACCGATGATCTTCGCGGCCAATTCCTCGCGCCGCGGGTGGAGCGGCTGCGTGGTCAGGATCCGCTCACGTTCCTGGATGCCCTGGTCCAACTGGGCGATCATGCCGGCGCGTTCTTCGGCCGTCATGGTTACGACTCCACGGGCGGAACGGGGAGCCCTTGGATCAGGAACTCGAAATAGGTCTGGGCACGCCCCACCGTGGCCGCCGCGTCTTCCATGGCTTCGCCCTTCGAGGCGATCTGGAAGGCGGCTTGCTGGGCCAGTTGAAGGGCCTGGTAGCGGATTTGATCGATGGGCATCGCAACCTCTTCGGGAAGATGGAGCGGCATGAGGGAATCGAACCCTCGTCTTCAGCTTGGAAGGCTGTGGCTCTACCACTGAGCTAAGACCGCGAAGAGGCCCGACATTGCCACGGACAAATGAAAGGCGTCTATATATTTTGCAAACACGCGCTACGCCCGTTTCTGGCGCAGCAATAGAGCAAAGTCAGGCGCATCAAGGGATTGCGCCATGTCTCACCTTTCAGCCCCACACTTTCACAACGAAGAAGCTGCATTCGCCTTCGTCGAGGGGATCATTTGGCCTGAAGGGCCTATTTGCCCGCACTGCGGCGGTGTTGAGCGCATCACGGCGATCAGGCCCAATCCCGAAAAGCGCATCCGTCATGGCTTGAAGCGCTGCGGCCAGTGCAAGGGTCAGTTCACCGTTCGCATGGGCACGATTTTCGAGGAGTCCAAGCTTCCTATGACCAAATGGCTACAGGCCATTTTCCTCATGTGCGCGAGCAAGAAGGGGGTTAGCGCCCATCAGCTACATCGCACCCTCGACACTACCTATAAGACCGCTTGGTTCCTTGCCCACCGCATCCGTGAGGCCATGCGCTCGGGTGATCTGGCACCGTTTGGCGTCGAGGGTGGCGCTGTTGAGGTTGACGAGACCTATATCGGCCGTGACCCGGGCAAGCCCGTGCGCCGCGCCTTCCACCACAAGATCAAAGTTCTGACGCTCGTTGACCGCACGAGCGGCCAGGCCCGCAGCATGGTCGTGAACGACATCCGCCCGGCCACACTGGCCCCGATCATCCTCGAAAACCTCGACCGCGAGGCGCGCTTGATGACTGACGAGGCTGGTCATTACCTGCATGTGGGGCGCGAGTTCGCCCAGCACGGCGTCGTCCGACATGGGCGCGATGAGTACGTGAACCCGAGCGACCGCACGATCCACACCAACACGATTGAGGGCTATTTCAGCATCTTCAAGCGCGGCATGAAGGGAGTCTACCAGTGCGCCTCGAAGAAGCACATGCACCGCTATTTGGCGGAGTTCGACTTCCGCTACAGCAACCGCATCGCCCTCGGGGTGGACGATCAGGCTCGCACGCGCGTAGCCTTGCAAGGCGTGGTCGGGAAGCGCCTGACCTATCGGCGGACTAACGAGGCCCACGGGTGAAATCGAAAACGCCAAAGCCGGACAATCCAGCCCAGAGCCGGAAGTTCATCGAGGCCGCAAGGGCGCTAGAGGCCGCTGGTCAACTCGACCCCATCGACGCCTCCGAAAAGTTCGAAAGCGCGATGCGGACAATAGCGAAGCCTAAGTCCAAGGATTCGACTTAGACACCCATCCGTGGAATCTATCGCCCGTCGTCACTCGGCTTGAACACCGCTGGCGATGCGCTTCACGCGCACACACAGGAGCCCCGCTTTGTCGGGCGGCTCCCGAAATAAAACACCTCTCGTAGGGAATACGGGGGGCGCGTTCCCTGTGTGCGCGTGTTCAACCGTCCCGGCTCAGGTCGGACGAACACGGGGGAATCTGATGCTTCGTATCGTGACCATTGCGGCTGTTCTGGCGTTGAGTGCCTGCGCCTCGTCTAGCGGGGCCTATCAGGTGGGTGACAACACCTACCGCATCACTGCCTCGGCCTGGACCAGCATGGGTGGTCAGGGCACTGCCAAGGGATCCGCGGTCAAGACAGCCAATGCAACTTGCGCCGCCAAGGGGATGCATCCCGTGGTCGTGGCGGAGAATGGCAATGCGCAGTTCACCCAAGGCAGCGTGGATGTGACCTTCAAATGCGTTCCGTGACGCCGTGTTGGTCTTTCAAATCGCCGGGGGAATTCTGCTCGCTTGGGCAGTAATCAGCTATCCACGCCAAGCTCTGGGCTGCGTGATCATGCTGGCCGGCGTTGCGGCGGTCATTCTGATCTTCGCGCTCGTGCTCATGTGGCGCGGTGCTGGCCCCTGGAGGGCTGGCTGACTCAATGATCGAATCGTGATCCGCTCACATTGACGCCCCGAGGCTGACCTTTACCTCGGGGCGTCTCAGCTGCCGGTTCGGAGACGGTAGCCGTGTCGAGATGCTGGGGCGACCGTACCGCCAGCATCTATCAGGAGGTTGACCACCTCCAGTGGGAACCCGCACTGCGGTGCGGGGTAGTCGGTGGGACTAAGGGGCGATGCCGTTGGATGCGGCATCGCCCCTCCGCCACACGCGAAACGGATCACGTGTTTGCAAAGTATACAGACGCCAAATGAAAAGGGCCACCCCGTAGGATGGCCCTTCCCCCCGCACCCACTGCGACGCTGTTAGGCGCCGAGCAGCGTCACCCAGGTGCCGGCGGTCCCCAACCCGTCCCCGGTCACCCCGAAATACAGCTTGCCCTTGCCGGCGGCTTGGGCATTACCCGTCGCCGAGGCGACGCCGTCGATGGTGTCGGTTCCGAACCCGAACACGGTCATGGAGTCGGCGGCGTCGGCGTTGCGCAGGTAGACCAGGGCCCCGGGATAGGCCGCCGGCAGCTTGATCGAGTCGGCCGCGGTGGCCACGACCGTGACGGTATTGCTGCCATAGCCGGCCTGCGTGGCGTTGGTCTGCCCCCCGCCGGCCCGGGCGGTGAGGGCGGCGTTGGCCATCGGAACGAAGGCGCCGAGGATGGTGGTCGTCAGCGCGGCGCTTTGCGGGGTCGAACCCCCGGTCGCCAGAGTGTCGCAGGGAATGCGCTCCAAGCCGGTCAGCTGGGTTTGCGTGAGGGCCGGAAAGCCCGGGGTGACGAAGCCGCCCATGATGATGATCCTCGAACTGATATGCTGCCATCCCCGGCAGCGGGGTTCCTAAGCCGTTGTGGCCGAGAGGGTTAGGTGGCGCTGGTGGTGAACCAGGCCCCCGTAGTCAGGCAGGTGAGCGTCTTGGCCTTGGTGGTGGCCAAGGTGGCCGCCGTGGCGGTCGACGCGCCATCGATGGTGTCGGTGCCCTTGCCGTAGAAGTTCAGGGTCTGGGCGCCCGAATTGATGATCTGAACGATGGATCCGGCGATGGCCTTGGGCAGCAGCACCGAGTCGTTCAGGGTGGCGCAGACCGAGACGCGGTTCAGCGTGGCCACCAGCGGCCGGGCTGCGGCCTTGGTGCCCCCCGGCGTCGCCGTGATGCCGTCCTCGCGGCTCAGGCCGCCTTGCAGGACTTCGGTGAGCGCCAGATTGAGGGCGGACCCGCTGATCAGTCGGAACCCCGGCTGAAAGTTGATCTTACCATAGGGGTCACGGGCCATGTTGCTCTCCCACCGAGGGCCAAAACGATGGGCACAACATCGGGCCGAATGGTCAGGCTGTCAATCGGGCTGGGAATTGGTGCCGGCGAGAGGGATTGAACCCCTGACATCCGAATTACGAAGACGGCGCTCTGCCAACTGAGCTACGCCGGCAATGGAGGGTGCTGTCGGGATCGAACCGACGACCGGCGGGTTAAAGGCCCGCTGCTCTACCGCTGAGCTAAGCACCCATCATGGTGCAGTCGCCAGCAAGGGCGACTAGCGTGTCAGCGGTTTGAGAATGGCTCTCGGGGAAGGGGTCGAACCCTCGCCTTCG